AGTGGGCGCACGGCAAATTGCGTAATTCTTCAGCAAAAACGACAGGTGCAACCGTTGTTGTTGTTGTTGTTGTTGTTGGCGGGTACAGCTGCCCTTGCACCTCGCTAGGCGTATATATCTGCACGGTGATTCGAGGGCTTGTCTGCACAACAGGCGACAATTTGGCAGGATCATTGCTGAACCCTGTCGCCACAATCCAGCACATAAACCAAGTAAATAGGGCTAAACCTAGAAAACGTTTCACATTCATTATTTGTCCTTTAGTCGGGGTAAGGTCGGGTTATGTCTACCGATTAGGTGCGATGAAGTCAAGCACCCTTAAAAATGGTTTTAAACGCATGGGCAACAATGTCTGGGTGATCAGCTAGTAGCGGGCTGATCTCAACATGAACCCAGGTGCCGCCTTTGCTGCCAATCGTGTTTTTGTCGTACACCCGCCAAGCGTCCCTATCACAGCGGTAACCAGCACCAAAACCTAAAGTTGACGGCTTGTAGGTGTTTGCGTAGTCGTGTATTTCCTCTATGCCTAAAATGTCACGGTGGACATATAAAAAGTCAATTAAAGCGTAGCGCTGCTTAACGGTGCCGCTTAGGTCAAACGCCCGCCAAGTGCTATGCACAGACAGCACAGGTGTTTTGCTAGGGCTACCTTTTACAGGACGGTTGGCATAGATACCTAAGCTGGTCACGCCAAACAGGTAACAGCAATGGTCCACAAACGTTTTAGTGCCTTTGCGCTCGACAGCCCGTGGGCCGTCTTTGTTCCCCGTGTAGGGCCGTATGGTCATTTGCGTCCAAAGATAGGCGGTACCTGTTCACCATTTTTGGGGCGTATGGAATTGCCTACGCTGTACCCAACAATAGTGCCAAGAATACCCGTACCGGCTGACTGGTCTATTTTGCCTATAGCCATTAAAACGGTTATGCAAACCATTGCCACAAGGACAATCAACGCTTTTGGTGGGTTGGTGATGTTCATGCTGGAAACATTGGTGGTTCGGGCGGGTCAGTGTACGGTTCTGACAGTTCACAAGTCTTCCCGCATTGCCCGCAAAAGACAGGTGACGGGTCACCCCACATAAATTCTTCAATGTTGTTTTGTGTGCATGTTTCTGTTTTGCAAGTTGCCGTTACCATCATGCCACCTCGTAACTAACTGCGATACTTACTTGATCGCCAGTAGCTAAAGTCATTGTAGGTGTGTTAGCGCCCATGTTGTTGGTTGAACCGTATGCATAACCTGTGCAGGGTGACGACGCCATCGCTGAACCCTGATAAAGCGCCGTAGTTGAATCGTGAATAAAAAATGTTCCAATCACTCTTGTGCCGTTTATGTTGACAGGCACTAATCCACTAGGAAACGAAACAGATACAGTTCCACCTAGTCCAGCACCTGTGCAAGTCAGCATTATTTGAAGAAAAACTGTTTTTTGAACTTGACAGTATTTGGCGTAGTTGACTGTTTTACCAACTGCAGTGCCTTGTGTCAGGGTTGGCGTGTATGTCTCCCAAGCTGCGCCAATCGTGTTAAGCGTGGCAGCGTTCAAGACTTGCCCCGCTACTGTCCCTGCTGTCCATTGGGTCGACATGATTAGTACCTTACTAGACGCCTAGACGGTCTGTGTCCAAGACACCAAAAACGGCGTCGTCTAAAATAAAATTGGCGTAATACGTCTGCGGCGTCATTGTTATGTTAAACAGCGTGCTTGCCGGTGTGGCGTCAACAGTTATAGATTCGGGCCAGTAGACGCCCGTTGTGGACACGCCGCCAGGCGGCGTATAGGACACATTATAGAAAATGGTGTTGCCTAATACTGAACCAGCAAAAAGCGCTAAAGCTGTTGCGTTTTGTGCAACATCGCTAAACGTCATTTTAAGCGTAATTGTGTTGGGATCACTAAAAGCGTTGGCGTACCATTCGGCGGTTGCGTCAACTTGGGCGCTTTGCGCTGTTGTAGCGGTAAAGCTGCGAACACCGTACAAGGCGATAGAAGCAGCGTTTGTTTTAGTTGCCGAAGTTGCGGACCCTGTAATTGTTGCCGAATTATATAAAAGGTTGTTGTTGCTAGATTCGCTTCGACTAATGGTTTGGTAACCAATTTGGCTAGCTGACGTTGTGCGCCCAAACGTTAAAACGGTAGACACGCCTATTTGCAAAGCAAAGTTACTAGGCGGCCTGTAGCTGTATTCGTATGAAGTAAACGAATTGGCCGTTGATCTAAATAAGCCACGGTCACCTGTAGCAATGTCGTTTAGGCGCTGGTTGACATTAACTGAAAACGTACCAGTGGACATTGCAACGTCGCTGTTAGTAGCAATAATGGATAACTGGTCAGGTAGCAGGTTTACGATTTCCTGCATTTGTCCGTTGGTAGACACCAAACTTTGATTAACAAAATTGACGTTGCCTGCATTGTGCAAGGCGTCCTGCAATAACACGGTCACGGTGCTGTTGTTGCCGTCCCCTGGGTTGTCGTTGTATTCTCTAGAAATCACCGTGAATTCTGCTACTTTGTCCGATTGCGTGAATCCGTGCGTATTAGGTGTGCAATCAATACGAATGTTGTCGTTGACGTTTGCGTAAGCTGCCTGGTTGCTTGTGTTAGTTAAAACCAATAAGCCTGTATTGCCAGAATAAGGCGACACGGGCGACGGGCGCCCATAACTAAAACTTAATGACCGCACATACTGGGTTATATCCAAGTTTGCTTGCGTAACGTTTAACACTGTCCAAGTAAGTTTTGTCATTACATGTTCCGAATGTTTACCGGCACGGGTCCTGAAGTTCGCACATAGGTTTGCAGCGCACGAACAACAGCTTGCGGGTCTGCGCCTTGCACGTTTACCGTGATCGGATTGCCTAAGCCAGCAACACCGCCCATGCCTCGATCATTGCTAGACAAGTCTGGTGCTTGTATCATGCCAGCGCCTGAATCGTGTATGCCTGGTGCTTTGCCTGGTTCGCCACCTACACGCCCAAAACTAACGCTGCCTATCTCTTTAATGTTTACACCTGGCACAAGGTTTAACCCTTTAATAATAATGTTGATTGCTTTAATAAAACCGTTGACCATTGTCTCAACATAAGTCAAAATGCCGTTTACAACCAGCCTGACTACAGTACGGAAACCCTCAAACTTCTTGTAGGCGGCAACGATAGCGACACCCAACGCAATAATGCCAGCCGTAATTAAGATTGCAGGGTTTAACAGCATGGCGGCGTTAACAGCTAAAATAGACACAGCCAAAATGCCCATGCCAGCAATCACAGCTGCCAACAGGGTTGGGTTCTTTTCGGCCCATGCAGCAAACTTTTCAACAACAGGTTGCAACTTAAGCATGATAGGCAGAAATGCCATGCCAATAGATTCTTTAGTTTCGTCAAACGCTATGCCAAGTTTCTTCATGCCACCGGCAGCAGTATTGCCAGCGGCGACAGCTGCGCCACCAAAGTTGGTTTGAAGCACCGTCAAAACTTCGTCAAGGCTTGCGCCCTCTTTAATCAGTAATTTAAGTTCGGGCGACAACGCCGCTAACGGTTTTATGTTGCCCGCAAAACCTTTAGCCAGGGCGTCAGCGGTGCTAGCTAAATCGGAACCTGTTGCAGCGGATACGTCTAATGCAATGTCTAAAAGTTGTTGCGCTTTAGTCAAATCTTTTGTGGCGACAACTAACGTTTGGAACGCTGGGCGTGCTTGATCGTCCGAAACGGCAACTAGTTGTCCAAGGCTGGAAATATAGTCCTCAACGCTGGCAATTTGTGTGTCCGTTGCTTTAGTGCTGGCTTTAATCTGTCGGGCCAGCGACGCCTGGGCGGCTTGATCTTCAATGGCGGCTTTGACAGCCGAACCGATAACAGCAACGACAGCACCCAAAGCAGCAGCGGCAGGGACAGCGGCTTTCTTAATAGCAAACTGTGCTTTCTCGCCAGCGGTTTCTAATTTCTTAAATTCTTTAAGCGCCTGCTTAATGCCGGTGTCTTTAAATTCTGTAATCAGGGGAATTGAAATGCCAGCCATAATTAGTACCTTAGTTTTGTTTCGGTTTTCTTTGCGACGGATTGCACAACGTCAGCCAAGTTTTCTTTAACCCTAGTTTCGTTGGCGTCAGCTGCGGGCCACATAGTTCGGGACGCTTTACCAAAACGCCGTGTCAACGCTTCGCCAAAACGGTTAGTTGTAGATCGTCCTGCAATGTCAAAGATTGCGCCGGTGGCGTCTTTCTGTTGCACGGTAAGAAACGCTGCTTTACTAGGACGCAACGACACTTTGACGCCACGCACGGCCTTAGTCTGCACATAAGGGAAAATCTGTCTACCCGTTTTGGTTGTCCACTTGCGAGACATGCCAGATAGCGGCGCTGGGCCAGCTGCGGTTAGTTTCGCCTGGGCGTCTAGGACTATCGGCTTTAACGCTGTTTCGGCTTCCTTGCGAAATTCTTTAAACAGGGCAGGTTCCAGTTTTTTTAGTTCTTTAACAGCGTCCCTGATACCCACAACTTCGGTAGTTATCTCGACGCCAGCCATGCCTATTTCCTTTGTTCGTTAAGCACCTTGAAAACGGTTGCAAGGTCTTTCACGTCAAATTCTACTTCACGGGGCCAATACCCTGTCGTTGCCAGCAAGGTTGCCAACGCAAAACGGTACTGACCCCTTAGGTAGGGTTTTCGTCCTCGGTATCTATGACCTCAAGTTGAATTATTTTTTTTATGAAATCGTCCAGGACTATCGGAACTACCACGCCGTTTTGCTGTAGTGCGGTATGCGCCATAAACGCTAAATCTTCCATGCCGATTCCCTCAGCAATTTTGGACGCTTTAGTTTTAAATCGGCGTTCCCAGGCAACAATCGTGAAAAGGTTGGTGGTGATATCCATAGGGCCGTCGCCCTGGTCTACACGTAGCGTCAATTTCATGTCGGGTCCTTTGTTTGTGGGTTGAAATCAATCGTCCGTAGTTAGGACGCCGCCTTTAAACACTATGGAAATAGTGCTTAGTTCGCCCATTGTGGCGTTTATGACAGGCAAGGCTTCCAGATAAGCGCCTGTGAGGGTAAATCTGGGTTCCGTAGGTGCAGGTACGGTTAAGCCAGCGACGGTGTTTGAAATGACAACGTTAGTAACTGTGCCAACTAAGGCCGCAAGTGTGGCGTACGTTTCAGTAGCTGCATAGGACATATACAAGTCAAGGGTAATTTCCTGATTAAACAGGCCTGAAACAAACACCCGTGACGTGCCACCAAAGGCGGTTGATTCGAGGGCTTCAGCGGTGTTGGTCACGGTTGCGGAAGTGCATTGGTCCGTTAATGACACGGTATTAACCAATACAGCTGGGTTGGAAAGATAGGTGCTAGTTGCCATGGGTTAATCCTTTTTCGGTTGATCTAGTTTTAGCAGATATTGACGGTGTTTTGTCCTCAACAATTTTGTTGTCACGATTGGGCTTGCAAGTCAACGGTCAAGTCATAGGCGGCAAAAGTTTGCCCGCCAACAGTAACGAAGCCAGGGCGCCCAGACTTGACAGCCACATTGCTTGCTAGAAGCGCCGCAGACATGCTTAACACGTTGCGTAAGCCGTCCAAGTTGCCTGGACCTAATGTCAGCACCTTTACGCTAAAAGACATCTTAACGATGGTGCTGGACAGGGCTTCAAAATCGGGTGCGTCTAAGAATACGCAAGGCGGGTTTAATTGTTCAGGGTTGAACACAACCCGTAGCCCTGTCACCGTTTCAAGGGTCAACGCTAAATCGTCTATGGCCTCATTGAAAAGGTCCGTGTAAACAGTCATTAGGCGACAGCTGGTCGAGGGATACCGGCAAGTTGTTTGATCAGCGGACTAAGGCCCGTGGAAACAGGTGTGCCCATTTCTGTAAAGCCCGAAAAATCGTTCAAGGCGCCACGCTGACGGTATAGGGCGCCCGCATACATTGTCGTTGCAAGTGTGACATCTGGGCCAGGCGAAGTTGTCAAACTGTCCGTGTAGCCCGATTCCTGACGTCGCCTAAAAATTAGATTGTTGGCGCTATCGGCGCATTGCTGCAAGAAAGCTGATTCGTCTACGCCAGCCAATGCGATTCCAAGCCATAATTCTAAATCAGGGCCGTCTATCCACGTTGCGTTTTCCGTAGCGGTCAATGTCCCTGGCGGAATTAACGCTATGCGTTCAGAATCGTCGTCCGCATTGTAAAACAACACCTGGTTAGGTATCGGCACGCTGAGGTCATAGACGGGGTCGCCCATGCTGTTGACGCCCTTGAACATATATGCGGGCAACGCATAGACGGTGTGTGACCCGTTAAAGCTTGCGCCGCAATCTGCAAGCGTAAACGCCATACCTAAATCTAAATCAGGTTCCGTCAATGTTTGGACAACAGCGTAATTGTCTAAACGCTGTG